TGAGAAGCGTTGGATAACAGCTTACCACAATTTCCGTGGTCTTTACCCTAAGAGTGTACAGTTCCGCGAAAGCGAGAAGTCTCGTGTATTCGTTAAAGTAACAAAGACAAAAGTATTAGCCGCCTACGGTCAGTTAATCGACGTTATCTTTGGTACAGGTAAGTTTCCAATTGGTGTTACTAATACTGAGATTCCTGAAGGTGTAGCAGAATACATTAAGCTCTCTAAGGAAGGCTCTCAGGGCATAGAAACTAGCAATGCTACTACCGTACTACCTGAGGGTGAAGAAGCTCCCACAGAGCCGGAGAATCCGTTTGAAGTAGGGTTCGAAGGAGACGGCAAAGTATTGAAGCCCGGAGCAACTTACGGCGAAGGCAGCTACATTGAAAAGTTAATTGCAGAAAACCCTGAAGATTTTGAGGAAGGTACTTCACCTGAACCTCAAATCCCAGAATATTCTCCTGCTAAACAAGCTGCACGAAACATGGAGAAACTAATCCATGACCAAATCGACGAGAGTAATGGTGGTTCAGAACTACGTAATGCAATCTTTGAGTCTACTTTGTTTGGTACTGGTATTGTAAAAGGTCCATTTAACTTTAATAAAACATTACACAATTGGGATAAAGAAGAAGACGGTTCACGTAGCTATAACCCAATTCAAATACGTGTTCCTCGCATTGAGTTTGTTTCTATTTGGGATTTCTTTCCTGACCCGAATGCAACAACAATGGAAGAATGCGAATACATTGTTCACCGCCACAAGATGAACAAGAGTCAGTTAAGAGCATTAGGGCGTATGCCTTACTTCAATAAAGAAGAGATACGCAACTGTTTAATGCTTGGTCCGAACTATGTTGAAAAAGATTATGAGTTTGAATTAAAAGATGACCAACGCATGTCAGACCTTGGTTCAAGCAAGTTTGAAGTACTAGAATACTGGGGCGTGATGGACGCTGAGTACTGCCGCGAAATAGGTATGGACTTACCCGACAATGTTGATGATTTAGATGAAGTGCAGGTGAACGCATGGGTCTGTAATGGACTTGTGTTACGCGCAGTAATCAATCCATTCACCCCCTCTCGCATTCCGTATCAAGCATTTCCTTACGAAAGAAACCCTTATAGCTTCTTTGGTATTGGTGTTGCAGAGAACATGAATGACAGCCAACAAATCATGAATGGTCATGCGCGTATGGCAATCGACAACCTAGCAATGAGCGGTTCACTTGTATTTGAAGTGGATGAAACAATGCTTGCAGGCGGTCAAAGCATGGAGATTTACCCCGGTAAAATCTTTAAGCGCCAAGCAGGTATGCCCGGACAAAGTATTCATGGCTTAAAATTCCCGAATACATCACAAGAAAACATGATGATGTTCGATAAGTTCAGACAGTTAGCTGATGAACAAACAGGTATTCCAAGCTACTCTCATGGTCAGACAGGCGTACAAAGCATGACAAGAACCGCTTCAGGTATGTCAATGCTTTTAGGTGCAGCCTCATTAAACATTAAGACTGTGGTTAAGAATTTAGATGATTTCTTGTTACGTCCTCTTGGTCAGTCTTATTTCCAGTGGAACATGCAATTCTTCGAAGGCAAGCTAGAAACAAATGGCGATTTAGAAATCAAAGCAATGGGTACTAACTCTCTAATGCAGAAAGAAGTACGAAGCCAACGCTTAACAATGTTCATGCAAACAGCTCAGAATCCTGCGGTTGCACCATTTGTTAAGATGAGTAAGTTGATTTCTGAACTAGCATATAGCTTAGACTTAGACCCTGATGAAATTTTAAACGACCCTGAAGAAGCTGCAATGGCTGCTCAAATTATAGGAATGCAAAACAATGTTGGACAAGAAACTGGCGGACAAGCTCAAGCCTCTGGTCAACCATCCGGACCAATGGGAAGCCCTGACGGAGTACCTCCACAAGGTCCGAACCTTGGAGCTACAGGGACTGGTGACGGCAACATCGGAACTGGAAGTGTACCGCAAGCAGGGGAAGGTGAGTTTAGTGGATAATCTTCTTAAATTAAAAGAGTACGTAAACAATGCAGAATGAATTTAAAGACACATTATTAATGCCTGTAGAAGGTGTACCTGAGGATACGTACGATAATATCCCAGAAGATGAAATAGATGAAGTCCTAGAAACACAAGAACCAGATGAGAAAGTAGAAGCAGACCACGTTGATTATGTATTGTCTGAGATTTTATCTGAAGAAGAAATAGATATGATTGAAGAGAAACTAGCTCAAGACGATGAGCTTAGTGTTCTTTTTGATAGAGTAGTTTTAGCTGCCTCTGAGTTTTCAGGAGCAGGTGAAGTAGAAGGACTAGGAGACGGAACATCTGATTCGATTCCTGCGCGTCTTTCTGACGGTGAATTTGTTTTCACCAAAAAAGCGGTAGACGTTATCGGCGCTGATGCCCTGCAAGTCATTATGGACGAAGCAGAGCGTGAGTACGATACACGTATGCCAAAAGCAATGGGCGGAGAAGTTAAGCCGCCTATGAAACCGGAACTAAGCAACGCACAAGAAGATGAGGTTTATTCCTCTATGCTTGCTGCTAATCGTATGCCTAGTGTCCAAAAGGGATAGAGCTACCTGACTTGTCAGCCCTCTATTAAACTGTAACCTTCGGCTACCTTGAATCAATTCAAGACCCTAATACAAAGCGCAATGTGTTAGCTACCTTGAAAGACAAGCCCCAAAGGAATAAGAAATGACTAACGAAACATTAGAACAACAAGAAGTAACAGCTAATCCGTACAACGAACGTAAACCTTGGCAGGAAGAAAATGCTCCCCAAGAAGTTTCAAGTGCAGATACACTGTTTTATGCTGATGAACAACCTTCTCGACCAAAGGCTACTCGCAAAAAAGCGACCCCTGAAAAGAAAGAAGCAGACGCATCTACCAACTACAAGAAACGTTACGACGACTTGAAGAAACATTACGATGAAAAGATTGCTGAGTTTAAGCAAAAAGAGCAAGAGCTACAAGCTAAAGCTCGAAGTGCAGAACCTCAGTATATGCCGCCTAAATCTCCAGAAGAACTGGAAAACTTTAGACAGCAATATCCAGATTTGTTCGAGACTGTTGAAACTGTAGCTCATATGCGTTCACAAGAAGAAATTAATGCTGTTCAACAAAAGCTTAAAGCGATTGAAGAACGAGAAGCAATGATTGCTAAACGTGAAGCAGAGACTAAATTACGTGAACGTCACCCAGATTTTGAGGACATTCGCGGCGATGAAGGTTTCCATGAGTGGGCTAAAGAACAACCAGAAGAAATACAAAACTGGATTTATAAAAATCCTGACAACGTAAACCTAGCTAGTCGTGCAATTGATTTCTATAAGATGGAAAAAGGCATTGCTATTGGTGGAACTAAGAAGCGTAAGTCTCAAACAACGTCTAAAAATGCAGCAGACTTTGTATCAACTAAAACAACAGGTGTTGATGCAAAAGAACCTAAGTTTTGGACTCAAAGGGAAATCGCCGCACTATCAATCGACGAATTTGAAAAGTATGAGTCAGACATTGACTTAGCAATTCAAGAAGGTCGTGTGCGGTAACAATTGTCTAAATTTAATTAAAAGGTAAATTACTATGGCTAATAACGTAGCTGACCAATATTTCGAACCGGCAACGGATACAGATGCTAACTTTGCAAACTCTGTCGCAGGTCAAACTAACTCTTTCTTCTTACCTGCAGTATACAGCAAGAAGGTATTAAACTTCTTCCGTAAAGCGTCGGTAATCGAAGCAATCACTAACACTGACTATGCAGGTGACATTTCTGCGTTTGGTGACAGTGTACGTATCATCAAAGAACCTACAATCTCTGTTTATCAGTATGAGCGTGGTCAAGATGTTACACAAACTAAACTAACTGACCAAGAGATTTCTCTTGTTGTTGATACTGCGAATGCTTTCAAATTTATCGTCGATGATATTGAAACTTCAATGTCTCACGTTAACTTTAAAGAAGTAGCTTCTAGCTCAGCGGCTTACTCTTTACGTGATGCGTTTGACTCAGGCGTATTAACTAAAATGGCGGCTGGTCTATCTACTGCTTCTCCAGACCACACTTTAGGTGCTGACTCTGCTACTAAACTAGCTGCAGGCGTATACGACGGTGCAGGTTCTATCGACTTAGGTGTTGGTGAAACTGACCCATTAGACGTATTAGCGCGTATGGCTCGTTTATTAGACGAAGAGAATGTTCCAGAAGAAGGTCGTTGGGTTGTTGCAGGTCCAGACTTCTATGAGCAGTTATCTCAGTCTAACTCTAAGTTATTGTCTGTTGACTACAATGCAGGTCAAGGTTCTATCCGTAACGGTCTAGTATCTTCTGGCAAGCTTCGTGGCTTCAGCATGTACAAGTCTAACAACATGCCTGCGCAAACTAATGCGACTGGTCTTGTGTTAGCAGGTCACATGTCTGCGGTAGCAACTGCACAAACAATTACTTCTACTGAAGTAGTTCGTGACCCTAACAGCTTTGGTGACATTGTTCGTGGTCTACATGTTTATGGCGCGAAAGTATTACGCCCAGAAGCATTAGTAGGTGCATTCTACACCATCGACTAATAATAGTCTGCAAGCATATAGGAGGGCTTCGGCTCTCCTTTATTTTCCACACACTAGGGGTCATTAATGGCGGCAACATTCTTACAACTAACTAATGAACTTCTACGTGAAATGAATGAAGTATCATTAACAACAGCCAACTTCAATAATGCTGTCGGTGTACAGGCTCACGTCAAAGACGCAGTTAACCGCGGCTACCTCGACATTGTAAATGAAGAACCACAATTCCCTTTTCTTGCAGTAGAATCTAGTGGCGAAATAGACCCGTTCTACGGCAACACAAGCATAGAAACAATTGCAGGACAGCGTTGGTATGAATTAAAGCCCTCAAGCGATAGTCTTCTTACAGATTACGGCTATGTTGATTGGGATGATTTCTACCTCACAACTATTGGCGTTAGCGGCGAATCAGCGCCATACACCTCAAAGAATTTAAGATTTATTACTCTTGAAGAATGGAAAGATTATTACCGCTCTTCAGAGAACGAAGACGACGCAAGCGAACAACAATATGGTGAACCGCGTCGCGTAGTACGTAGCCCCGATAACCGCAAGTTTGGCTTAAGCCCAATTCCTGATAAAGCGTATAAAGTTTATTTTTATGCTTATGTTCTCCCTACTGAAATGGTTTCTTTCTCTGATGAAAGTGTTATTCCAATTACTTATAAGCCAGTATTACTTGCACGAGCGCGTTACTACATTCACCAATTCAAACAAGATTCTCAAGCGGCAGCATTTGCATTAGAAGATTACAAGCGTGGATTAAAACTAATGAAAGCTAATCTTATGCAACCAAGCCCAACATATATGAAAGACGATAGAGTGAGGTTTGTTTAATGTCTCAGCCTTTTGGTTTAAGCTGTAAAGGTGGTTTAAATACCAACCTCAATCAACTAGAAATGTTAGGTCAGCCGGGTTTTGCAACTCAGTTAACTAACTTCGAGGTTGACCCCGACGGTGGCTATAGACGTATAAATGGCTACCATCTTTTAGGTAAAGACGATTTCACACGTCCTTCAGGCTCTGATTCTATTTGGGGCATTTATCCTTATGCACTTGGTGTTGTTGTTGTCTCAGGCACTGGTATTTATTATTCAGAAGATGGCATATCATGGACTCAAATAAACTATGATACAGGTCACGCAGGCGTAACAGAAGCAAACTTATCATCTCAAACAGAATTACCGCGTAATAATCAAACACAAGCACAGTTTGTTTTAGCAAACGCTACGCTCGACCATGCTACTAATCCCTACGGAACACTAACAATTGCAACAGGCGCAGATAAACTTGCGCATTTCCACATAGACGGTACAGGCGCTTCGCGTCTTTTTGTGTATGAAGAACTAACAATTCCGGCGGCAGGTAAGTTCATAGAGTATCACGACAAACATCTTTGTGTTATTGATGAAATTAATGCGCCTAACACTGTTTATTATTCTAAAACAAATGATGACCGAGACTTCCAAGGCGCAGGTTCAGGTTTAATACGTATATCAGATAAAATAAAAGGTATTAAGTCTTTCCGTAATACGCTTTACATTTTTTGTGAAAATACAATACACGCTCTTACTAACATCAACGATGCTTCTACTTTACAAGTACAACAAATTACTAACAACGTAGGTTGTCTTTCTGGCAACTCTATTCAAGAGATTGGCGGTGACTTAGTGTTTTTAAGTCCTGATGGTATTCGTACTATCGCCGGAACAGAAAGAATTGGAGACGTTGAGTTAGGCTCAGTATCACGCCAAATACAAAGAATCGTGGGTACTATTGCACAAAATATAGATGATTATATTATTTCTAGTGGTGTATTACGCTCTAAGTCTCAGTATAGACTCTTCTATTCTAAAGCAGACCAGACACTTAATACTGCAAAAGGTATCATCGGTACTTACACTGGACAAGGTTTTGAGTGGTCAGAGACTTTAGGTATACAAGCACTTAGCTTTATTTCAGCACTAGACTATAAGGGTGTTGAGCGAAAGTATCACGGCGACAAAGACGGCTATGTTTATGTTCATGACGCAGGCGATACCTTCTATCCGGCAGGCGCAGAAGCAAACATTGAAGCGGTATATAGTACACCGAACTTAGACTTTGGTGACATTGGCACACGTAAAACAATTAAGTATGCACGTATTTCTTTTTCTCCCGAAGGTGAAGTACAACCTACACTTAGAGTACGTTACGATTATGAAGACCCTCTTATTCCACAGCCTGTTGATTATGTATTAAACTCTATTCCGTCACCTGCGGAATTTGGCTTATCTGTTTTTGGCGTCACAATCTTTGGCGCGACAAACGACCCAATGATACGTCAAACAATCGAAGGTAGTGGTAACACAGTTAGTTTCAGACTGAAAACAAATGATTCAAAAGCACCATTCGCAGTTAATGGTATTTATGTAGATTACGTACCTTCGGGCAGGAGATAAGATTAATGGCTCAACAGTATAGCAGACAGTCTTCGTTTATTGACGGAGATACCATTACAGCGGCGTTGTTCAACGATGAATATAACCAGTTAGATAATGCGTTTAACTATTCGTCTACAGATGTTAATGCTACAGGTCACAGACACGACGGAACAGCAGGTCAAGGCGGAAACATTCCGGTAATTGGCTCTATTGATTTTAAGAATAAAATTGAAATTGATGACACAAATGACCGTTGGGGTATCTGGGTTGATGTAAGTGGAACATCGGTTGAACAAATACGCGTACAAGATGGCGCAGTACTTCCGGTAACAAACAATGATATTGACCTTGGTTCAGTATCTAATCAGTTTAAAGACCTGTACATTGACGGCACAGCATCTATTGATACGCTCACAATCGACAGCACAGCGACTATCGCAGGTGCATCAGTACTATCCTCTACGCTAAATGTTCAAGGCGCTACAGACCTCGACAGCACCCTTAATGTAGATGGTGCAGCAGGGCTAGGCTCAACTTTAAATGTTGTAGGCGCAGCTACATTAAATAGTGGTCTGAACGTAACAGGGCAAACAATACTTTATTCAGGCTTATTAGGCTTTGGCTCAGTTGTTCTTGATTCTACATTAGCGGTTAACGGCGCTGTAGATATGAATAGCACGTTCAATGCTGACGGCGCTACAACGCTTGGAAGCACAGTAAATGTTACAGGCGCAACAGTATTAGCATCTACATTAAATGTTCAGGGCGCTACAGACCTAGATACTACTTTGAATGTAGACGGCGCAACAACACTTAACACAACTCTCGATGTTACTGGCAATACTACAATCGGTGGAAACCTTACGGTTACAGGCGATGCAACAATCAATGGTAATCTTACTTTTGGTGATGCGGCTACAGATACTGTTAGCTTCTCGGCGGACATCGACAGCTCCATTATTCCTGAGACTGATGACGCGTTTGACCTTGGTAGCGCTACACAGCAGTGGAAAGACTTATACATCGACGGCACAGCGAACATAGATAATCTTATTGCTGACAGTGTTGATGTTAATGGCGGTTCAATTGATGGAACTGCAATTGGTGTTTCAAGCGCTTCAACTGTAAATACTACAGCACTTTCATTGAATGGTGTTGCGGTTACGGCTACAAGTCCAGAACTAAACGTAATGGACGGTAACACTACAGCATCAAGCATTACAATTGCGAACACAGATTCTTTTGTCTACAACGACGGTGGCACAATGCTACAAGTCAGTGTGGATGCTGTTGATGATTATTATTCAGCTACCACTAAGACTTTAACGAACAAGTCTATTAGTGCAGACACGAATACAATTACTGAACTTGAAGTAGATAACTTAAAGTCTGGTGTGTTAGACACAGATATTAATAGTGTTGCAGGTACGCATACTACTGTTCCTTCTGCGCTTGCGGTTAAGACTTATGTTGATAATGTTGCGGCGGCACAAAACGAAGCATCAGAAATAACGTATTCAAACACTACAAGTGGTCTGACCGCAACAACTACGCAGTCAGCTATTGATGAGGTTGAAGGCCGTTTAGACACAGCAGAAACAAACATTACAACTAATACTACAAACATAGAAGTGGCGCGCGCTGAAGCAGTAGCGTTTGCCATCGCATTAGGCTAGGAGAAAAGCAATGGCGAACACGTTTAAAAGTTATCCTTCATCGGGTGTAACAACAGAAACAACAGTATACACAGGTCCGAGTGCAACACAAACAACAATCATCGGAATGACAGTAGCGAACACCACGGCGTCAAATATTACTTGTTCAGTAAAATTAGATGATGGTTCTACGTCTGTATTCTTAATTAAGGATGCGACTATTTTGCCGGGCGGTGCTTTAGTGCCTGTAGGCGGAGACCAAAAAGTTGTAGTAGAAGCGGCAGATACCGTTAAAGTTTCGGCGTCTGGAACAGTAGATGTATTATTGAGCGTCCTAGAGGTAGCATAATATGAGTTACATAGGCAATAGCCCAACACAAGGGGCGATTACAGGCGGTAATATAGTTGATGGTTCAATTGAATCTATTGACTTAGCTACGCTTACAAACATCGACATTAATAGTGGTTCAATAGACGGCACAATTATTGGTGCGAGTTCTGCGGCGGCAGGGACGTTTACAAGTTTGGTAGCTAATAGTAATGTAGGGATTGGCACGGCTAGTCCTAGCCAGAAGTTAACTGTAACAGGAAATGCTTACGTAGGCACAGGTAATTACTTTACCGATAATACATCGGGATACTTTTTCAGTGGCAACGGCAGTTACGATGCGGGCTTATATGCTACAGGCACGTCTTTAACTACACTAAAAGCACAGAATAATCTTTCTTTTGTAACTAACGGCACAGAACGCATGCGCATAGGCTCAGCAGGCGACGTAGGTATAAAGCAAGCAAATGACACCAATGCCTATTTGACTCTAGATGGCGTAACTAATAGCTACTTTAATATGGACTCCGCAAATGGATACATATTATCTGGCTCAAATACTATTTTTAATACTAACGGCACAGAACGAGCTAGAATAGACAGCTCGGGAAATTTTGGCATAGGAACTTCAAACCCTAACTATAAACTTGTTGTGTCTGATTCAAGCGGTGCAGGATTAGAATTTATTCCTGAAACATCAAATAATCGAGTAACATTGTTATCCTATGACCGAGCAAGTAACGCTCACAGGCAGATAAATTTTGATTGTTCAGAAACGCTCTTTCGAATTAGCGGTTCAGAAAAAGTTAGAGTTGCTACTAATGGTAATCTTTTGGTTGGGACGGATAATAGTCCCTCAATAACTCAATCATTATCAGTAGCTGGTAGAATGTTTAGCGTAGGTACTTATGCTAATAACTCTGCGGCAGGTGCAAATTTAGGTATTTCCTCTAGTGGTGAAATATATCGCTCAACATCATCTTTAAGATACAAGACAGATGTGCAAGACGCACAGCATGGTTTAACTGAAGTTATGGCTTTGCGTCCAGTGACGTATCGTGGAATTAATGATGGAGATACTGTCTTTGGCGGTCTTATCGCAGAAGAAGTTCACGATGCAGGTCTTACAGAATTTGTTGAGTATAACGAAGATAACGAACCTGATGCACTTGCATACGCTAACATGGTATCTTTATGTATTAAAGCTATCCAAGACCAACAAGAAATAATTGAAAGTCTTAAAACACGAATTGAAACGCTAGAAAATACAGGAGCATAGAACATGGCATATCTTGGTAACGCTCCGGGCGTTGAATCACAAAGACTAACAACAACATTCACCGCAACAGATGGGCAAACAGCTTTTAACCCTGTAGGCGGCTATACGCTCGGCTATGTAGACGTCTATTTAAATGGCGTTAAGCTAATAGATGGTACAGATTATACGGCGGATGATGGCGTCACAGTAACGCTTAGTGTTGGCGCTTCGCTCAATGATAATGTTGAGATTGTTACTTACACGCCGCGTGGACTTTCAGACGGCTACACAAAATCTGAAGCAGATGTAAAGTACGCCACGAAAACAGCTTTTACTTCTACTGGTATTGATGACAATGCTACAAGCACAGCGATTACAATAGATAGTAATGAGAATGTGTTGGTTGGTAAGACTACAACAAACCTTGGCACAGCAGGCACAACTTTATGGAATGACGGTAGAGCTTATATTTCAAGGACTAGTGGTGCGCCTATTATTGCAGAGCGTTTATCTACTGATGGAGACATTGCATCATTCTTTAAAGACGGCACAACAGTTGGGTCGATTGGTAGTTTCAATGGTGTTCCTTATATAGGATATTCAGGTGCAGGTGGCGGTGGTATCATGTTTAACGGTACTGCGATAAACCCTACTGGCGTTGGCTCTACAAGAACTGATGGAACTAATGATATAGGTGCGTCAGCTTTTCGCTTCAAAGACCTATATCTATCAGGCGAGGCAAAGGTGTCTAAAGTTGTTATTGATGACACTAATGGCGGTGACTTGATTCTTAGTAAGAATGGTACTGGCTCGGTGTTTATCGGTGAGCAATCAGCAGGATTAGGTTCTGGTGATGGTCTTTTATTATACGGCTATGGTAGCGGAACAGTAAAAATTTATCCAAAAGGAGTAAATACCGCAGAGTTTACAGACGCAGGTCTATTAATGTCGTCTGGCAAAGGCATTTATCTAGGTGGCACAGGTAGTGCTAATAAGTTGGACGATTATGAGGAGGGGACTTTTACTCCTTCTGGTAACTGGACTGGAGCTTCTACTTTCAATTATACAAAAATAGGGAATCTAGTAACTATAGAGGTCGATTTACAGGCTGACTCTACAGGTGGTTCAACTCAGTTTAGTTTACCTTTTACAGTCGCACGTGTTTCAGCTACAGGTATTTACACAAGCGCTGTAGTATTTCCTAGTTCAGCTTACACAGCCCCTACTGCTGTAGCGGCAGGAAGTATTTTATATTTTAGAGCAATTGGAAATAGTGCAACTTTTTCTGCTCTGCCTATAACGGCTAATGGATATGTTCATTTTTCATTAACTTACGAAACAAACGCATAACTCATACTCCTAGTGGATTCTAGGAACAGACAAAACGAGGAAACACAAATGTTAGAAAAGAAAGTAACACAAGATAAAATCGAAGTAGTCAATACAGGCGACTGGTCAGTCTTACAAGTACGCACAAAGACAGCAATCATCGAAGATGGTACAGAGCTATCAAGTTCTTATCACCGTCACGTAGTTAGTCCTACAGACGACCTTACAGCCGAGTCAGCCGAAGTAACGGCTATAGCAAACGCAGTGTTCACACAAGAAATGAAAGACGCTTACACTAGCGCACAGGCTTCACAGACCTTAGGAGAATAATATGACTTCTAAAGCAAGAGACTTAGCAGGCTTAGCAAGTGATACAGATGGCTTAGCTACAGACGCAGAAGTTAGTGCGCAGATTGCGGCGCTTACAATAAACCCTTCAGAGTATGCAACAGCGGCTCAAGGTACTTTAGCTGATTCAGCTGTTCAGCCTGATGATAATGTTACGTTAGGCACAGTGACTGCGGATGGTTTGACGGTTAACACTGGCTCTACGTTTAGTGTTACAGGTGAGTTCGGGGGAGCTACCAATAAAATAGCAATGCTTAATGATGATGGGGGTGGTCGTAACCAGATTGATAGTACATCTACAGGTAGTGTGGCTAAAAAACTAGACATTGCTACAGGGGGTACTAAAAGATTACGTATAGAAGACAACGGCGACGTACAATTTTTTGAAGACACTGGCACGACTGCAAAGATGGTGTGGTCTAGTAGTTCTGAGAGTCTTACTGTAGAAGGTGCAGTGACTGCTAATAATTACATAGACACTGTATATACACTTACAGGTACTGCCTTAGACCCTGCTAACGGTAACACTCAGTCTAAAACAATGTCAGCTAACACTACATTCACAGATAGTTTAGCTACTGGCGAGAGCATTGTGTTAATGCTATCAGGTGGCGATACTTATACAGTTACCTACCCGACTATGACATGGATAGGAGGTGAAGCTCCAACACTTACAGCTACAGATGCACTGGTATTCTGGAAAGTTGGCTCTACTTTATATGGGGCGTATATCGGGAGTGTGGCGTAATGAAATTATCAAAGGCGTTGCTATCCAAGCAAAGTGATGAGGCTTTATCAGGCGATGTTACGGCTGAGTTCTCTCAGAATAACTACCTATCATTTACGCAGTCAGCCAATAACTCTGATTCTAGCTTTTTGTTTAGCGCATGGATTTATGTTGATGACTTAACCGAAACTAACTACATTCTTAGCTCATCAAATGGCTCTGCTACTGACCCAAGAATGGGGTTTAGAACAGACGTAGATGGTCGTTTAGTTCTAGCGGTAAATAGAACTGGAAGCGAGTGGGCTTTCTTTCAAACCGCCACTGGCGTAATATCGACAGGTCAATGGTATCACGTCATGGTCTCTAACCACACAGGCTCAAATAAAAATGTAACCATGTATGTTAACGGAAAACCGATAGATTTACCAAGCTATGGGACTCAGTTTAGTAGCTTTAATAGTATAGGTATTAGCGGATATGACATAGGGCTAGGGTGCTATATTTATAGCCCTAATGAAGCAAATCACACATTTTCAGGTAGAATATCAAATGTAAATATAGGCGATAGTTACTATATTGATTTTAGTGATTATAATATTGAACCACCAGAGTCATTTTATACTTTTAACTCGGATGGAACAATATCCCCTAGACTTGAGCCACAAGTTAATTCAACATTTTACTCAAACGTTGGTAATTTTGGTTTCAGAAATATTCAAACATCAGATATAGGTACTGACCAATCAGCTAACGGCAATGACTTTACAACCACTGGGACAATCTCAGTAGGTAGTGAATCAATATCCGTGACTCCAGACGCTCCCTTGATTGTATCGCATGGTACAACATCCACTGGTACAATTGAGTTTGAGGGTGCTTTGGCAGGTGATTTACTTGTAGCGTTTTTAGGTGCTGACTCAGCTTCACAGTCAACCCCGTCTGGATGGACTCAGAGGTTCTATTATAGAAGTTCATTTACTCTCAGCGCAGGTGTTTATACTAAGGTAGCTACAGGTGGAGATACTCAGTCACTAAGTAGTTTTGGCTGGTCTGATGGTAGTGGGATAGTAAATTGGTTTGTAATCAGGGGTCACAACTCATTTAAGTTTATTGATGATGCTTTAAACAGCAGTGGCGACCCAATACCGACACCACTACCTACTATGACCGCTTCAAATAACGGTGAATTAGTACTTGCACTTGGCTTTCTAGATGATGATATTGCGACCCTAAATAGAAACCCACAGGGCTACACTGGTCTAGATTTTGACACTTATGGCGTTAGTGGTAATGGCGGAACTATAATGTCGGCATTTGTGCATTATTCTCATGGCTCAACAGAAAATCTAGGTGGTTTTTACACTGCGTTTGATACCAGTGGAAGCGATTACAATATCGGCATTACAATAGTAATAGATTAAGGAAACAAACATGTATATTAAAGTTACAAACGGTCAAGCCAAGACTTACACAATCGGCACACTCCGTAAAGATAACCCTAATACTTCTTTCCCGAAGAATATTAGTGAATCAACTTTAGCTGAATATGACGTATACCCGTGCATAGTGGCAGATAAGCCATCATGCAATGAATTAACAGAGATAGTTAAAAGTAATGGATTCTCTCAGGTTAATGGCGTATGGACTCAAACTTGGCAAGTGTTAGCTCGCAATGATGAAGAAAAAGCATTAGCACTACAGACGCTAACAAATGAGTACGAGCGAGCAGTAGAGAATTATATGAATGATACAGTAGCTACTAGAGGTTACTCTGATATTGTTTCAGCATGTAGTTATGCAGGTGCGCCTAACCCATTCCAAGCAGAGGGTACAGCAGCGCTTAAATGGCGTGGTGATGTATGGGCTAAATGCTATCAAGTGCTAGGGGATTTTCAAGCCGGAAACAGAACAAAGCCTACTCTGGATGAACTTATAAGCGAACTGCCTGTATTAGTTTGGTAGTTTGTTTTAATAAATTTTAATTTCAATCAAGGAAATAAGTAATGATTAACAAAGCATTTAAATCTAAAACCATTTGGTTCTCTTTAGCTTTAGCGGTTTTATCGGTGTGGCAGGGGCTTATAGGTAGTTTTGAATTAAGCCCTTTAGCGCAAGGTATTGTTGGCAGCATAATAGCAGTATGTATTGTTTTATTACGTATTGTTACAACAACATCATTAAAAGAAAAATAAATAAAAAAAAACAGAATAAAAGTATTTACAACTATTGAAAAATATGTTAGAATATTTTTATTCTTGTTTATAAGCAACAACAAAGAACAATGAACAAGGGTGTAATATAAAATGGATAGCAGTAGATTTGATAGACTAGAGCAAAAGATTGACAAGCTTACAGATGCTGTTACTCAGATTGCACGAGTGGAAGAGAAAATCCTTGCTTCTAATATGCGTCTTGACCGTGTTGAACAACGCGTAGAGAAACTCGAAGAAGATACAGACAATATTGCAGATGTTGCGCGTACAAACCATGGAGCAGTTAAGTTTGCTGATAAACTATTTTGGTTGTTTGTTGGCGGCGGCGTTAGTCTTCTTGTTTGGGTTGTGCGTAGTGGAGTAGCTTAATGCTTAATTTACTTGTAAGTTCTATTGCCCCTCTTCTTGATAAGTTTATTCCCAACGCCGATGAGCGTAACAAACTTGCCCACGAAATAGCTACACTTGCTGAGCGTCAGGCACATGAAAACGCAATTGCACAAATCGACGTAAACAAAGTACAAGCAGCACATAAGTCTCTATTCGTTGCAGGCGGACGCCCGGCGATTATGTGGATATGTGCGGTAGGTCTTTTGTACAATGTGTTACTTCATCCCATATTAGATATTTGGTACGAAATGCCTGCAGTTAATGCTGATGTGTTAATGCCTGTATTAATGGGATTACTTGGTCTTGGCGGTATGCGTACCGTGGAGAAACTTAAAGGCGTAGCGAGAGAGAAATGATAAAGAAAACTTTTGCAAAATCATTAACAGCAGATGTACTAACAGATATCTATACTGTTCCTGAAGGAATTAGAACTGAATGGTGTTTACTGTTTATTACTAATCCCGATTCAAGCAACAACAAAACAATTGAAGTAGATTATTATGATTCTACAAATGATGCAACACTAACAATCCTTCAAGGCTATCAAATTAACGCTACAGACTTTTTTCAAATTGGTGGCGGTGCAAATGAATTTATCATAATGAATGCAGGAGATAAAATCCAAGCTCGAGGAGAAACAGGTTCTAATTTTTCTATTCTTGTTTCAGTGATTGAATATAACAACATTGTACAGAATATATAGGTATAGAATAAATGAGTAGAAAAAGAATACAAAGACGAACAGGTGGTGTTGCGCTTAGAGGTGGAGCAGAAGAAGAAGTGTTTAATGAACCACGCACCACAGGACGTCAAGCAACAAAACAAGCGCCTAAGACTCCAACAGACAGTAGAAAAGCTCAAGCTCCTACTGTAGAACCTTCTAACTCAACCACAAAACAATCAGGCGTTGGCGGCGTAGAAACAGGTGGTGGTAGTAAAACACCTACAACACCCGGAACTAAAGACCCAGACGCAGGCGGACCGGGTGTTAAAGACACTACGACAACCAACAACACGAATGGAGAAGAGCCGATGGCAGGCGACCAAAGAGTAGTAGAATACGAAGACGACGATAGAATTAATCCTTTAGGACGTCAAGGCTTACCCGGTGACGGAGGCGCACGAGGAGGCGGTTCGACTGTATCTGGAAGTACTGGAGGCGGAGGAGGCAATAGAGGTGGTTTATTTACTCAACTGTCAGAAAATGCTAACAAAGATTCAGACGCTCCGCGTTTAAGTGCAGAAGAACTAGCAGAAAAAGAAGCACGTCTTGAAGAGCTTAAAACTCAAACTAATGATGTAGAGGTAGAAGAAATTTCAGCTGATAGCGTACCTGCTTCAAAAGTATATACTCTAGAAGGAACAGATGTAGAAGCAACAACTAAAGCTGAAGCAACTCAAACTACTGCACAGCAAGTAGGAGAAGCAGCTACTGTAGATGCACCTGAAAGTGTAGATGCTGTAACAGTAGATGCAGTTAAGACTACAGGAGCAGCTCCCGGCACAGCAGTAACCGGAACAGTTTCAGACAAATCTCTTGCAAGCATAGAAGAAGGTCAGTTAACTAATCTTGCTACAAAAGCTGAAAGAGACACTGCGGCTGAACAAGCAGCTATGGCAGGCACAGTAGATTATGATATTTCTGCTGATGCCTTTGTAGATGAAGTTACAGGAAAAATCGCAGAGGTAGCTGAAACCCCTGAGATTGAAGCAAAACAACGTGAAGCAATTACAGGTACTGCAGCTGATGATGCTACCGCAACTCAGATTATCGGTACTGTTGGCTATGAAGCTGCTAAGGCTAGACCTGTTAAAGGTGAGGCAGCTAAAGGTGCTGCTGCTTCTATGCTTGCAGAAGTAGGTGCAATTCCTGAAGATGTTGCCGTTACAATTGTAGAAGACCCTGCAACTGTAACAGCACAGTTAGACACTAAGCCTGTTGAAGTACGTGCAGCTATTGCGGCTCTTCCTTCTGAAGCGCTTGTTTCTTCTCAGATGGAATCATTACTAGGTGGTCTAGAAGACGGAAAGATTCCTACATGGGCAAGAGCAGCTGTTGATTCAGTTAATCAGCAAATGGCAATGCGAGGTCTTTCTGCATCTTCCGTTGGTCGTGATGCATTGTTTAATAGTATTATTCAATCAGCATTACCAATGGCGCAAAGCAATGCACAAGCGTTACAAGCTCGTTCGTCTCAGAACTTGTCTAATCAACAACAAGCTAATATAACGCAAGCGACTAACTCTATGCAGTTACGTTTACAGAACTTAGCTAATCGCCAAGATGCTGCATCTCAGACAGCTCAAATGTCTCAGCAGATGAAAGTCTTGCAGTCTCAGTTTGAACAAGAATCAGGAATGAAGACTGTAGATGTAACGCAAAATATGGAACTTGCTAATCTTCAGAATCGTCAAGAAGCTTCGCGCACAAATGCATTGATGCAACAAGAAACAAACTCACAGAATCTAGGGAATGAACAGCAGACAGAACTTGCTAACTTAGAGATTGAGGCGCGTGTTAATTCTGAAAACATGAGTGCTGAGAACCAAAGACGTTTAGCTGAGATGAATGTTGCGGCAGATTTTCTTGCTAAGAATGCTGCATTTAAACAGCAGATGGACCTTGCAAACTTAGATAACGAACAGCAGATGCGTCTTGCAAATTTGACAGCATTGAACAATGCAAGTGCAGATAACTTAAACGCCGCACAGCAAACAGAACTTGCAAACTTAAACGCGAAGATGGAAACAAATCTTCTTCAAGCACAGATTGCAGGTGAGATGAATAGAGCGCAGTTAAATGCTGACCAACAACGTGCAGTTGTTAACGCTCAAACAGTTGCTAATATAGATATGGCAAAGTTCGATGCAGCTCAGCAAGTTGAACTAGCTAACTCTAAGTTTATGCAAACAATGGCTATTGAAGATTTTAATGCTGAACAGCAAGCAATCTTACAAAACGCTACAGCACAAGCAAGTATGGATATTGCTAACCTTAACGCGCAAGAACGTATTGCAGTTCAAAATGCTCAAGCATTCTTAGAAATGGATATGCAAAACTTAAGCAACGAACAGCAAATGACAGTATTGAATCAACAACAACAGCAACAAACAATGCTATCAAATCAAGCGGCTGAGAATGCAGCTCGTCAGTTTAATGCGGCTAACCAACAACAAGCAGACCAGTTTAATAAAAACCTTTCTGTGCAAGTAAGTCAATACAATGCTACACAACAAAATGCTTTAGCGCAGTTTAATGCTGCAGAAGCAAATAGAGCAGCGGCGCAAAACGCACAAAATGCTACTCAAGTTTCTATGGCTAATGCAGAGATGGAACAAAAGTTAAATATGTTTAATGCTGATTTAGAACAACAGCGTAATCAATTTAATGTTGCTAACCAACAAGCTATAGAGCAAGCAGATGTTGCATGGCAAAGACAGGTGAACACTGTTAATACTGCTGCCCAGAATGCTGCCAATAGACAGAATGCTGCAAATGCAGCTAACTTAAGCGCAGCTGAAATGCAACTCTTAGCTCAAGAATTAAGAGATGAAGCTGCTTATGTTCGACAAAGTTATGAGAATGAGCAAACTCGTAAAACTCAATTGTATGCTACTGCTATTGGTAATGAAGCTGCTGCGGCAAAGAACGCAGGCACAAGTACACAATCTGTTGTAACTATGATTGATGAAATCTTTTTTGGAGGTTAAATAATGGGTATTCTTTCTAAGATAGCTAAAGGTTTTAGAACAGGTCTAAAGTCTATTGGTAAAAAAATTAAATCGACTGTCAAAGGATTTGGCAAGTTCATGGGTAAGATTGGTATTGTTGGACAGATAGGATTATCTTTATTGATGCCGGGAATAGGCACAATGTTTAGTCAGCTTGCCGGAGGAATGGCGGCGTATACAGGAGTAGGCTCTACGATTATAAATGCAGCAGGGAAAGTGATGCAGACAGCCATTAAGTTTGGAAGCGAAGCAGGGAAAGTTTTCAGCAACATTACAGATGGGGTTACTGGAGTATTAAAAGAAGTTGGCGGAGCTACACTAAATAAACTAGAGTTAGGTGGTTTAGCTAAGTCTATTGGGTTTGATACAGCCGGAATGACTTTTGATAGTGTTGGTACTAAAGTAGGTCAGCTTTTTGATGGAAGTGTATTCAATACAACTACTGAGGCTGTTTCAGCAAAAACATTAGATACTCTTGCAAAAGGTCCAGAAGTCCCTACAGAGCTTACAACTGAAGGCGTTGCCTCAAATATAGAAAGTCAGTTAAGCGTAGGCACTCCTAGTATGCCCGGCACTAATCTTCCAGAACTTTCTGTAGCTACTCCTGAGAAATCCTTTTTCAACGCGCCTGACATGGATGCTTTAGAAATACCTAAGCCTACTCCTTCGTTATTAGACCGAGGAATAGAAGCTATTAAGACTCTTCCTGAAAAAGCAGGTGAGGCAGTAGTTGGAAAACTAGAAGACCTTCCTAACACAATAGCAGAGTCTGCAGAAGGTGCTGTTAAACAACGTGCTAAACAAGAACTATATTCAGCGGCAGGCGTAGAAACTCCAACACCTGTATATAATTCTTATAGTACTTATGTGCCTAGTATTGATGCTGCACCTACTGTACAGTCTGCACCTTCTTTAGATTTTACTAAGTATTATCAAGAAAACTATTCTGATATGTCTGCTGCTCCTTATGGTGCTAATGCTTACATCTATAACACTTATAAAGCTGAAGCTGCTAAGCGAGGTATTTAATAATGGACAACGAACTTTTAAAAGTAATGACATCTAAAGGCAGACCAATTCCGGGTCAGAGTTTAACAACAGACCCAGATAATCCTGCGCCCTATGAGAAGCCTCCTGAGTTTACAGATATTTATGAGGCATCTGAATATATCTTTGGACGTCTCTTAGATGAAAAGCGTTATATAACTTCTATGACTGCGCTTGCAGATGGTGTACCTATTATGGATTTAGTTCAAGGTATATTGTTTAAAGGCTTTACTGAAGGAAAATGGACTCCTGATTTGATGGTTCTTCTTGCTGAGCCTATTGCGTATATGTTCTTAGCGCTTGCTGAACGTGCAGACATCGACCCTGTTATATATCATGGAGAAGAAGAAGACGCTATTGAAGACGAGAAAATATTAGGCGTTAACTTTGAAAAAGAAAAATTAGCAAAAATGAGAAAAGCATCTCAAGGAAAAGCACCTATCCCATCAGATGTTATTAATCCAGAAATGCAAAAAAAGATTGAAGCTTTGCCAGACTTTGAAGCGCCTAGCTTACTTTCTCCGCCAGAAACAGAAGAGCTAGAAGGAGCAGTTGAATAATGGGTATTGAAAATGTAGGTGAAAGTCTATTAACGGCTGCGCGTCAGCGTACTAAAGAAAACGAAAAGCGTCAGCGTAATGCTCTGTATGCAGGAATGGCAGGGAAGTTGATTGGTAAAATAGGTAATGCTTATTTAGAAAGCCAAGCAACTAAATTCATGAATAATGAGAAAACACTGCAAGAAAGATTAGCGTTTAAGAATGCATACTCTACCTTAGAACAAACTCAACAAAGACAAAAACAAGCTGAGACATATGAAGGCGGTTATGAGAACTATTGGACAGACCAAGCCTTAGCTGAGTCTCAACCTTTTGTTCAACAATACCTAACAGGAAAAGACCCCGGTCAAGTTAAAAGACTTCAAGGAGCTTGGGCGCAAACTCGGGCAAGAGAATTACAGACTCAACATAAGCAGCTTTTAGAAGCAAGTGAAAAATTTAAAAGCGAAGGCGCTTTAAGTTCAGATACATACGAAAAGTTTTTAAGAAAACAAAATCCTACAACTCTTAGTGGTAAGCTAAGTAGAGAAATAACTACTCTATTTGAAGGCGACACAGAAGCTAATGATGCAGAGGCTATAAAGGAGTTGGGTTATTTAAAAACTGCTGAGCAAATTAATGCTTTTGATGAAGCGTTTAAGCAGACTAAAAATGCAAATGTTTCTTTATCTCTTTCTAAAATGTTTAAGTCTCAAGAGTTAAGAGATACGCCTCCTACACAAAAAGTACAGAATGTAACTCGTACAAATAGCGACGGTGAACAAGTAACAGAAACCGCAATTCTCCATATGAAAAACGGAGAGTTAATAATGACTACTGACTTAAAGGGTAATCCTCTTTCAGATACAGACACAAGTAGAAGTTTTGACCAGAGAATATTAGCATCAGGTGTTGATAGAGCGTATCAAGTCCAAACCCTAGTAAATGAGTTTGCAGATGATTCTACAAAAGATAACCTAGAAAGTATATATGAGGCGCGTTTAGGTAACATAGATGAAGATAGTCCTGCTAACAAACAACTTTTAGATAATATAAGAAAAGGAATCTACGGTGCAGTAGGTTTAGTGAACGATGATTTAAAAACTCGTTTTGGATTTTCAGAAGAAATAGGCATCCCTCTTGCAGCTAAAAAAATAGGGCTTACATACGAAACAAAAGAAAAAGGCTTTAATCTTGTTCAAACAGAAAGTGGGTTTAGTGCTGTGCTTACACTTGCAGCATTAGAAGACTTTTATAAAGAAGGTGTGTTTGATTTAGACAATAAACAAAATGCTCAGTTTGTTGCAGGCTTAGTACAGTCAGAAGAATTTGAAAGAAACTTTGATAGTCTAACAAGAGCGCAAAAAACTGCAGCATTAGAATGGATGGAAGACTATCGCATTCTTAGTAAATCTAAACTTGTACCTACAAGAGCAGGTAATATGTCAGTTACAGATTACTACTTAAATAAGCATAACTTAAAACCTCAGCCCCTTGAAAATGACAAAGACAAAAATAAATCACCGCTAACAGCTCGTGATATGCGTAGAGGAGGACGATAGTTAATGGCTTATGAATTAGATTTAGACCAATTTCAAAAAGAGCTTGCATCTGTTACATTTAAAGATGCGCCCAATAAACTACAGACCTTTGAGAAAAAAGAAACTAAACCTGAAATAGAAATCTCAGATGACTATCTTGCAGAATTAAAAAGAGTAAAGCCACAAACAGTAACTGATTTTAGAAACGACGAAGAGAATATTCAAAACTTTGAAAAAGTAATTGGATATATGAATGAAAATGAATCTCTTTCTGGACTATTGGATTTTTCTACTACAGGCGATACCGACCCTGTTGAGTTTTTACGAGATGAGAACATCCGCATAGGTACAATGTTTAATCGTGCAATGATGGTTTCAGATGCTCCTGAAGATGTAAAAGAAGCTTATCGTAAACTTCGTTCTAAGTTTGCAGATGCTGAAGTAACAGGCGTTGGAGAGTATCTTAATGCTTTTGCAGACTATGGTACTGATGTTATTGTTAACCCAGAAACAATTGCTACTGTAGCTGCTACTATTTTTTCAGGCGGTACAGCTGCGGCAGGCACTACAACGGTAAAAGCAGGCGCAAGAGAAGCTCTTAAGCAAGCATTAACAAAAGCAGGAGGTGTATTAACTACAAGTAATGCTAAGACTGCAGGTGCTTACACCGGAGTTTTTGGTGGACTAAGTGATTTATCTTCACAAGGTTTAGAAATATCTTTAGATGAAAGAGAAGAATACAATCCATTACAAACCGCTGCTGTTACAGGGTTATCTGCTGTAGCAGGTGCAGGCGCAACTAAATTATTAAACAATCTTTCAACACGTAAAGCAGTCAATGCTCTTGATGAGACTTCGCCTACAGCTACTGCTAGTGTTCCTGAAGAAGAGCTTGCAAAATCAGAAGCTTTATTTACATCTCGACAACAGAGACGAGCTGCAGAACGTGCAGAAGCTAAGGGCGCAGAGTCAGCGCGTAAGTCTGTTAAAACTTTTACACCTAAAGATGATACTGTTACTGTGGAGGGTGATGTTGATTATCTTTCTACACTTACTTCTGCCTCAGGAAATAAACTTAAAAGAGATGAGTATCTAAATCTATTAGATGAAAAAGAAGCCTTAGAGAAAAGCCCCTTAGTTGTAAATAAAAAAGGAACTAAAGGCAGAGCAGCAAAGAAAGAAGCATTACAAGAAAAACAAAACAAGTTAGATGCACTACAATCAAAAATAGATGCGCATGAAGAAGCCGCTAAAGCTGAAGCAGAGTTATCACGCATCGAACAAGGACGTTTAAAACTACTTAAGGGAGAGACTCCTTCTGAATCTGAGCAGGTTGCTCTAAGTAAAGCAGGTATTGAAACTCCTGTAATAGATGATGTTATTTATAATCCTAAAATTATTGATGATTTAGATGTAGAAACTCCTGAGGCTATTGTTGAAAGCCCTGCTGTGCAATCAGCTGTAAAAGCTGTAGGTGGAGGCAAGGCAACAATGGAAGAGGTTGAGCATGCTGCAATTGTAGCTTCTCAAACTCCTAACCCTAGAGCTAACTTTGCACACAAAATGAAAATCTTGTTTAGCGAAGCTACCGCAAAGAGCGTAGGTAAAGCTGCAGGTTCTTTCTCTCCTTATGTTGATATGTCTCCTACGGCTAAGAAACTACAAGGTTTGTTTGCTCATGAGTTTGCACAAGGCTTTAAACAGAAAACAAAAGAAGCAGGGGCTGTTGCTAAAGACTTTTTTGAGAATCAACAGATAATTCAAGGTAATTACTTTGAGAAATTTAAAGTCAGTGTAGAAGAAATTGCTAAGAATCGAATGGATGGTACTCTTGATTCTGCAGTAAATACTTCTTTGAACAATGCCTTACGTGGAATTAAAACAGAATCAAAAGCAGTTAATGCTGCAGCGCTTAGAATTAAAGAACTATACTCAGAAATGGGTACTGCTTTAAAAGATGCAGGAATAATTAAACATAAGCTTGAAGACTATGTTCCTCGTATGTGGAATAGAAACGCACTTGAAAGAAATCAAGATGAGTTTGCCGCACTGTTAGTTAAGCATAAAGAAGCTAAAAGCATTGAAGACGCTCAGCAAATTGTAGCAGGAATGTTGAATAAAAAGAATCAGATTGACGCCGGAACAGGTGGACATTTCTTTTCTGCTAAGCGTACCTTTAATAATATTACCAGTGAAAACGAAGCAGAATTCATTAAGTTTATTAATGATGATGTTGTTCTTAGCATGCAGCAATATGTTACACAGGCTTCTCGTTCATTAGCTAAGGTACAAACCTTCGGTGTTCGTGATATAAAAGGATTTAATAAAAAATATATTGCACGAATCAATAAAGAAGTATTAGAAAGTCGAGGAACTCCTCTTAGTAAAGTAGAACAAGAACGTTTGTTAGATGTTTACCGCTCACAAACTGGGGAAGAGCTTGAAGGATTCACAGGGAAATTAGCTATAGGCGTAGATGCTTATGGTTTAATGAATAGATTAGCTTATCTTCCACTCGCTACGCTTTCGTCTTTAACTGAGGTAATGTTAAACATAACCAAGGGTGGTGTTCAAAACTCTGTTAAAGGTTTTGGGGCAGCGACTGAACTAAGCTTTAAGAGAGTATTTAAGCGTGGGCATCAAGACTTAATTGATAAGTTTGGAATGACTACAGAAGAAGCTTGGCGCGAAATGAACCGCCATGGTATTGCTATTGAGCAGGGATTAGCTCAGATGGATAATAGATTATCAGGCGAAGAGTTAGCCACAGAAGGAATGCAAAAAGCAAGTAATGCTTTCTTTAAGGTAACTCTCTTAGACCAGTGGACAAAGTTTGCACAAGCAACTTCTTTTTATTCTGGTAAAAATCTAATTCATGAAAATATAAAAGAACTAGCAGAGCTAGGTGCAAAAGCAGGCACAACAAGTCGCTCTAAGAAACAAATAGATGAGTTGCTAGAGCTAGGTATTGATGTAGATAAAGCGGTAAATTGGTTTAAGGGCGGTGCAAAAACAGAGGATGCTTTCTATGAAGAAATACTCGGCGGTGCTACGCGCTTTACCAATGAAGTAATACTCCAAACAACATCTACTTCTGGGTTAAAATCTAAATGGATGAGTAATCCAAAGTCTGCTTGGTTGTTCCAACTGATGTCTTATCCTGCCGCATTTACAAATACTGTATTGAAGAATATGGCTAAGACTGTATCTAAAGATAAGAAGCAAGCTGTTCCAATTATAATGAATGGTATGCTTATCACAGCAGCAGCGCGAGGAATTAACTACATAAGAACTAACGGCGAAAGTGAAGAAGCCGAGAACCCTAACTGGGATGCTATTAAGCGTTGGGGCGGTAATGGTTTATTCTTTGACTTAGTTGAAAGGGCTAGAGATACAGCGATGTACTCTCAGAGTTATGCTACTGCACCTCTTGCATTCTTAGGTGTTGTTGGCGGAGACGTCAGTAAGCTAATGAATAGTTCTGTTGTTGAAACCGTAGGTCAAAAAGTACCGGGCTATGCTGCAGGTAAGCTAGTTCTTGGTGAAGATGCTATGGATAACTACAGAAAGTTTTTAAAGAAGACAGATAAAAAACTTAAAAAGAAACTCACGCCACAGTTTCCAAGCAACTACGGAAGAGAAAACTTTTTTGAAGGCGGTAAGGTAGACTTACCTGTACCTCAAGCACCTTTAGACCCATCTACACGCATAGATAAAATGACAGGCTTACCGTATAACATGCAGGCATCTCGACAGCAGTTCGCTGTTGGCGGTTTTGTAGGTAAAGCCGTTACTGGTTTAGCTAAAGTTATTGATGACGCTACTGGTAATGTGTTTAGTCCTGATGTTGTTACACGCACAGCTAATAAAATCCAAGGCTTTGAAGATGATGAAGCTTTAGAATTAGCAATAGAAGAAACATATGAGCGTACACTTGATGGAGATATGCTTGATGTTCCTGATGATATGGAGATGGAAGAGTATTTAGAATCTTTAATTGTTACTGACTTTGCAGATATACAACACTCTAAAAAAACTGCTGAGCTAGTAGACACAGAAGACTATGATGCTTTCTTAAAATCTAAAGGATTCTCTGAGCAACAGATACAAGCCAATGCATTGCGCCAAGAACTTGAAGAAGAAATAGACCCTGATTTAGGTATTTCTTTTGATACAATCAATGCTATGAGTGAGTTACGCGATGCTTATGCTAAGCTTGGTGGACATAGACCAGAGGCAGTTACTCCTAAAAATAAAGATACTTCTGTTTATGATTATATTAAAAATGAATTATCTAAAAAGGATGAGGGTAAACTACTTTCTCCAGAAGGTGTAGATGCTTATGCTAGTCGTTACCTAAAAGAAATAGAAGAAGATGCAAGACTTAAAGATTCTTTGGAGCGTATATTAAATACATTCCCATCATCTACTAAACCTTCAGATATGTTTGAGGAGTTAGCAGAAGAAAGTACTCTTATTTCTCCAAAAGAATTTACAAAAGATTCTGCGGTTAAAGTCCCTGTCTATCGTGCGGTTAGCGAATACCAAGACTTAGACTATGATATTGCATTTGCATTGCCAAGAGAGATAGGTGTACATGTTGGAACAGAAGGTCAAGCAGCACAGATGGCTTTATTGGCTGCCGATGCTGATAAGTTCTCACAGATTGCAGGTCAATCAACAGTAGCTAAGTCAGAGTATGATAGATTATTTTCTGAGATACAATCTAGTGATGCTCCTGTTTCTATTACTAAAGGTTATATTGATATTAAGAAGCCTCTAGTCTTAGAAGACGAAGATGTTGTTTCGCAGTTTAATACTTTTGAAGCTGAAGATATTATGTTTATGGGACAGGATGACTCAATAGACTTAATGCATTTTATTGAAGATGACATTGCAGAGCAAGCAGGCAAGAGTCTTTCTGAAATTAAAAAAGGTTTAGATAAAGTAAACAACTTACAAAGTACTTTACTTGAATTACAAGCTGAATCTTTTGATGATGGTTTTGATAAACGTTTACTTGATTTTAAACAGGATGTAATTAAAGCTCAGATTAATGTTGAGTTTAGAGAGTGGTTAAAATCACTAGGCTTTGATTCTATTAAATATAAAAATGTTAAAGAACGTTCAATGCCTAATGAAGAAGAGTATTCTTATATTCTTTTTGAACCTCAGCAGTTTAAATCTTTCTCTAACTTTAATCTTAGAGATGAAGGAGAGCGTAGCGCATTCTTTGAAGGCGGTTATGTTATTCAATCAGGAGATACTTTAAGTTCTATTGCAGAAAGAAATAATACTACTGTTGAAGAACTTCAAAAGCTTAATGCAATTGAAGACGCAGATAAAATATACGCAGGACAAAAGCTTAAGTTTAATCCGGTGCAAGAACAACAAGAAGAAGCTGCGCCAGAGCCTGTAAGAATGCCTGAAGAAAAAGAAGCTCCTATTGTAGTTGAACAGAAAGAAGAAAGACCAGACGGATTCTTTGATTCTCTTGTTCCTGCAAACGTACAAGGGATAGTACGGGATGTTGCTACTTCTTTCTTACCTCAAAGCATGAAGCCTGATATTGATGAAAGTATTCTAAATAATAAAGAAAAAGAAGCTCTACGCGCAACAGTAATGCAAGCGATGCGTGAAGGAAGAGACTATATCACATATGAAGATTACTTAAACGTTGAGAAGGGCGCAAGCGCACAGTCAGACTTACAAGGAGACTTTAAGTACGACAAAGAAAAGACAGCAAACATTAGAGACAATGCTGATAATGCTGCTGAGAAAGTATTCGGTGGTGTAGCTGAGCCTCTATACAGCATGAAGACTTTAATCGGACGTGCGCGTTTCAATGTAGATGATGACGGCAATGTAATAGTAGAAGATGAGTATGACTTCAATGATGCTACTGGAGTATATAGAGGGGTTAACTTCTTAAAGGATGCAGTAGAAGCAATCAAAGAAGATAAAGGAGCATACCATTGGATGCGCAATGTAATTGCAAAGAACTTAGGAAGCGCACCCGGAACTGGAGCTAAGGTTACATTGAATTTAGGTAAGATAGATTCTCAAGAAGTTGAAAGTGGTTTACGTAAGATAGGTGATACTACAGAGTATATTGTTCAGAAGGGCGATAGTCTTAGTAAGATTGCTGAGAAAGTAGGCGTAGATTTAAAAGACTTAATTGAAAAGAACTCTATTACAGACCCTGATAAACTTCAAATAAATCAGAAGCTAAAGGTATAAGTCTTGGATAAGTTGATTGAAACTTTAAAAATTCATGAAGGTGTTCGTAACCATGTTTATAAATGTAGCATGGGTTACGAAACCATTGGGGTAGGTAGAAATATTTCTGATTCAGGTATTGGTTTATCTGAGGAAGAGATTGACTACTTACTTCTGAATGACATTAAGCGTATAATAGAAGAGTTAGATTCTGCTTTTGATTGGTTTACATCCTTGGATAAGGTTAGACAAGAAGCTATGATTAATCTTTGTTTTAATCTAGGCTTAACGCGTCTGAGAGGCTTTGTAAAAGCATTAGAAGCTATGAGTCAAGCAAACTACAAGCAAGCATCTTTAGAGTTCTTAGACAGCCGTTGGGCGCGTCAGGTAGGACATAGAGCTAAAGAGGTTGCATACATGATTGAAACTGGAGACTACTATGGCAATACCTGAAAGAGTAAAAAATAAAATGAAAGAACTTGGATTAGAAGGAGTGAACAAACCTAAGCGCACTCCTAAGCATCCAAGTAAATCTCATGTTGTAATGGCTAAAGAAGGAGACGAGTATAAGCTTGTACGCTTTGGTCAGCAAGGAGTTCGAGGTGAGGGCAATAGTCCTAACAGCGAAAAAGAACGTGCGCGTAGAAGCTCTTTTCGTGCGCGTCATAAGTGTGATGAAAAGAAGAGCAAACTCGGCGCTCAATACTGGGCGTGTAAAGTTAAGTGGTAAACCCAAAAGGAAACACTATGTCTAAATGTAATTCAAGAACTAAAAAAATGTATGGCGGTATGATGAAAAAGAAACGCATGGGCTATATGTCTGGCGGTAAAGTTTCTAAAAACTCTGTACAAGAATTAGAAATGTCTATGTGTAAGGGCAACAAAGATTCTAGTTCACGCGGTAAAGAAGGCTACTAAGTATGCCACGCGCCAGATACTCTAAAGGTTCAACCGTTAATGAAGCAGGCAATTACACTAAGCCTACTATGCGCAAGAACCTATTTGAGAAAATAAAGGCAGGCGGTAAAGGGGGAAGCCCCGGTCAATGGTCAGCACGTAAAGCTCAGATGCTTGCTAAGCAATACAAAGCAAAGGGTGGAGGCTATAAAGACTAATGGCATTACAAGACTCACAGAAATCTTTAAAGAAATGGACGCGCCAACGTTGGACTACTAAGAGTGGTAAGCCTTCTACTCAAGGTCCAGATGCTACAGGCGAACGCTATCTTCCTAAGAAAGCTATAGACTCTCTAAGTAATGCAGAGTATGCAGCAACCTCAGCGAAGAAGCGAAAGGATACTAAAGCCGGAAAGCAACACTCTGCGCAACCAAAGAAGATTGCAAAGAAGACTGCTAAGAAACGTGCATAAAAAAGCCCCTAAAGGTATTGAAATCTTTAGGGGCTTTTTAGTCTCTTAGAATCTAATGTAGAGTAAGTACTGCATGTAATTCTGATTCAATCTCTGAATGTAGTTCAGCAGATTTTCTATTGAATGTACGTAGTACAGACTTAATTAATTGTTTTTCATTTTCCTTCATTGAAAGATTGTTAATGTCTGATTCATTTATTGTGGATTCTTCTGTAATAAGATTACCTTTCTTATCAATTAGAATACTAAACCCACACAGTTTTGATTCCTTCATTACCACCCCCAAGAACCCGATAAGCCATTGCTGTTGTACTCTGTTACTGTTGTTTCAAAAAAGTTATCATGAGATGTAGTAGAGATAAGTGCTTCTAACCATGGTAAAGGATTATCTTTAATAGCGTAGTTACCTCTAAGACCTAATTGAATTAAACGTCTATCTGCAATGTAACGAATATATTCTTTTACTTCCTTAGCTTGCAATCCTTTTATGTCTCCCATGCGATAAGCTAAGTCGATTACTTTATCTTCTAATGATACTGCCTCACGTACCATACCATAGATGTGTGCTTTAAATTCATCGTTCACAATGCGTGGATGCTCAGCACAAAACTCTCGGAATAGTTTAGTCATACCTTCACAGTGTAGTGTTTCATCGCGGATACTCCACTGAACAATCTCACCCATGCCTCGCATCTTACCGAAGCGTGTGTAGTTAATCAGCATAACAAACGCTGAGAACAAAGACATACCTTCGTTGATAGATGAACGTGCTACGGCTAACGCTAAGCCTGAGTAACTGCTTGTGTCTATGTTAGCCATAAATTCTAGTTTATCTTTCATTTCTTCTACGTCGGTAAACGCAGAGAACTCACTCTCAGGTAAACCAAGAGTATCATTCAATAGAGCGTAACTGCGTTGATGGACGAACTCACGATTAGCAAATGAAGCAAGCATTGCTCGTATCTCATTGTTCTTAAACTTAGGTAAGTAGTGTTCAATATAGTTTGTACCTACCGCTACATCTGATTGAGTAAAGAGACGTAGTATCTGTGTGATGTGATTCTTTTCTTCTATCGTTAGCTTATCACTTTTCCATTGAGCAACATCATCTTGTAGCTTAGCTTCCCATTCCCCCCAGTGAAGGTGTTCATGTTCTACTGCTTTCTCTACTGCCCAAGGATATTTAAAAGGCTTATATGCTGTGTTTGTTTCTAAGAGACTCATTATTTAATACCTTAATTTTTATTTATTCTTTTTTCTAAAGCTTCCCAAGAGATAGGAAACTCTGGTTCAATACTTTCTTTTAGTAAAGCTGCAAACTCTTTAGCTTCTTCTTGCGCACCTTCACCGCTTCGCAAATTATATACGTGGAAGAAAGCAAGTAGGTTTCCGG